CAGACTCTGTATTATTCACCAATGGTACTACCATTGGTGAATAATACAGAGTCTGCTGAGGACAAACTCTTACCCAATCCAATGACAGCAGATCTTGAATAAGCAGTTATTGGATTTGGTCTTAATGATGCAACTTGTCTATTACCAATTCCTAGATCTGGATTATAGAATCTTACGGAACCACCAGTTCTAGAAAATTCTGCTCTATAAAGAGTAAATTTAAGATCTTCATATTGACTTGCATCCCAAGTTGATGCATTTTGTGATTTAAATAATGATCCAAGAAGAGGTTGTTGAGAAACAATAATTCTTTCACTTTCCGGTAAATCTAATGTTGAAACATCTACTTCACCCATTCTGGAGATCCATACTGTATATTCATCTGAATATGAAAGTAATACTAAAGAATATTCATTCCCAGACTCTAAGTATACAGGTGATGGGAATGTAAATGTAGTGGAAACTGTTCCATCTTCTGAAACTTTTACATTATCTGAATCTAATGTTACTTCAGAGAATGGTAATATAGTTTGAGTTGGTAAACCAGTTTGCATTGTTCTAATTTGTAGAACAACTGGAATATCATTTGATGACTTACTTCTAAAATAAACATCACACTTAGTAACAAATACTCCATTTGGATCAGTGACTTCAAAAGATTGAGCAAGTGGATCAATTCTTCTTGGAGGTGGTGGGAATATTGTTGTAACTGATCTATTTTCAGTTATTGCAGCAACTTCAAGACCACTTTCTACACTAGTTACTACTCTAGATTCTGATCTAGGAATTCTTTCTACATCAGCATTTCTAATTCTAAGTGTCAACTCTTCAACATTATCTAAAGTTCCACTTGAAGTGAAGTTATTTTCTGCCGTACTTTGAGTAAATCCAACAATTGAAGAATTAGTAGAACTTGAAGTCAATACAAATGTTTTAGTTCCTGTTTTAAATGAAGGAGTAGATGGAGTTGTTGGATCTGGGATAAACAATGAACCAATAAAGACTCCTGCATTATCAGTAATAAGTCTAATTTGAGATACAGTGGCAATTGCACCACTAGTTTCACCTACTAATTTCATATTAGCAGAAATAGATCCAAAGAATTCTGAATTTGCTTGAAGTTCTAAACTTGCAGTATCTACGTTAAGAACTGTTGTTGTTGATGAATAATTTGTTGATAATGAATTTTCTGGTTGATATGGATTAGTCTTATAGACCTCAATTGGTGCATTATATGGACCATACTTGTGATTTTGGTTTGCAAGTCTAAATCTGATAGTCTTTGATCCCAATACACCAACTACAGTTTCACCTTTAGCAAATGTTCCACTGCTCATTGTAACTTCAATGAGTTTTGGAACAATATACTCAGTCATATCTACATTATCGAAGAATCCATAAAATCTAGTATTAGGTTTCAGTCTTCTTGCAATAACTTCAATATTTCTAGATCTCATTAAACTAATAATTGATCTAGAAACGACTCTATCTCCTAGACTTGTGCTATCAAATCTTTCACTTACTCCAAATTGAATTCCTTGTCTTGATTGGTTTGTTGTAGTAGTCGTGGTTTCATTTCTTACATCTATAATAGTATCTCTGAAGTTTTGGGTGACTCCCCATCCAAACCAATTTGTGCTAGTTAATTGACTTCCTACGTTAATTCTACCTAATGATGGTCCCGCAACAGTTGTTGTTCCAGTCCAATTAGTTTCCCAAGCACCCCAATCAACTGGAGATAATCCAGTATTACTATCAACTCCAAGAAGTTGCATAGCAGTCCTATACGTTCCTTCAATATCTTCAGTTCTTTCTGTTCTTCTAGTTTCAATCCATGTGTCTGTAGATGGATTTAATTCAAGACTACCAATCCAAGTAGTTACTAAGAATGGATTAACATTTTCAATTCTGGTTGCAAATTTATTCTCAATATATTTTACATCTGAATAATTTAAAGAAATTATATCTCCAGTTCTCTTAATATTAAGTGATCCTAAATCATTTGCAAATCTAAGGTCTACTGATGGATTTGATGTTGTTCCAATACCAACAATAGATTCGGAACCTAGTAAAAGATCAACGGAGGTAGTATAGTGCTGCGGTCTCAGCATTCCTAATGCAGTGTCTACACTTGCTTTATAAATTGGACTTGAAAGATCCCCACCACTATTTGATTTAAAATTGTCAACAAAAAATCCAGCCTTGAATCTATCTAATCCTGTTTGCGGATCTCTAATTACTAAATTTTGAGTGTCTGATTCTAAAAGTGAAAGTGAAGTATAATATTCAATATTAGATATTCTATCCTCCAACCTAGAGATATCTTTCATAGTATATCTCTTATGTGTTGTAAAGTTTATTTTAACATCTTTTACATCATACAAATATGGAGGTAAATATAATGTTGCAATTTCTAAAGCATAATCTAAATTATCTGGTGATTTTGGATTAATTGATGGAACTCCACTATTTAAAGTAAAAATACCATCTTTACTTAAGAAAAGTTTATCAATTCTTGGAAGATAATAATCATAGGATAGATTTATAAATCTATCTTGTGAGAAGATATGTGGTGATGAATTTGAAGATGTACTAAATTGTCTGGATCTATATTCAAACGGAGAATATGTTCCAGAATATGGAAGAACTCTAGGTCTGAGATCTATCACATCAGTGGATCGATAACCATCTACTGACAATATATCATTTTTAAATCTTTCTTTATCATAAGAATTTACAGTTACAAAATCACCATTATCTTCAGCATTTAATGTATAGTTGTTAAATATAATTCTAATTTTTTTGGTTGGAGATGCACTATCTTCTTTTCTAATAATTCTAGAAAAATCTAGATACTCACTTCTATATCCAGAATCTAAAGTGTATGATGATTTAATATTCTTATCACCGACAGTAATATCTAAAACTTCACCCGAAATTTTAGATTCCTCAAATACTACAACTTCACCAGATCTAAATGTATTCTCGTTGAGATATACTAATTCTAATTGATTGGCATCTAATCTATTTACATACGTAGCAACAGCATTGCTAGTTTTACCAATGATTCTTTCACCTTTCACTGCATTAGTTAATGCAGAATTTAAAGAAGTAAGTGTAAGAACTGGAAGTTTTGGATCAGATGTATCTGAAGATTCAAATATTCCTGTAATACTTACAACATCTGGAATATTTAATGAAATAGTTTTATCCTGTACTCTTACACCATAAATTGAACTGTATACTAAACCATCATCTAAAGTTGATTTCCCAATTCCTGAAGATGTTGAATTAGATCTGGATACAATTAAAGATGTTGAACGATTATATACTTTCTTTTTATTTTTTGTATTTATTTTTTTGAAAGTCGCAGTTAAAGTAGCAGGTCCTGATCCAGTAAGACCTGAAATAGAAATAGTTCTACCTGAAATTGAAACTTTTTGATCATTTAAAGGTTCAACCTTACCAGTATTTTTATAAGTTAAAGTATAATCCTCTTCGTCAAAGGGCTCTAAAGTTAAATCTAAATCTGTCTCTAAAGTTTTACTTACAGATCCAGATGAGATATCACCAGAGCTTAGATCATAAGACTTTTTAAATATAATACTAGATCCAGTTAGATCTACATTTGAAACATTAGAATTTTCTAATTTAGAATAAAGATAAGCATTAGATGTTTTTTGAATTTCTAATGTAGCTTTTCTTAAATCATTTACGACTATTGTAGATGTTGGTAATCCTCCACTGGATACTCCAGAAACTGAAGTTGTTGGAATTATTGTTAAGTAAGAATAATCATTTACACTAGAAACTTTATTGTATGTTGGAACAGTCTGTCCTTGTTTTGTATATGTTATAATATCTCCAACATTTACTGTAGAATAAAATATTGTACTTGATGTTGAAACATTACTTGTTCCACCAGAAGCACCAGTAATTGTAAACTGTGCGGCAAGTTCTCCTAAAACAATTCTATTAGATAGGACTGGATCTGCAGTAAAAGTTCCAACTCCAGAAACTCCACTATTTCCTACAAATTGGTGTACATCTGATAAATTATAATCTTTTATACTTACAACAATTCTACCATCATCCACTCCATTGAATTTTAATGATTCATTGGGTAAGAAAGATCCAGATACTTGATATAAAGTTAAAATATTTGAATTTGAAATAGTAGATACTAAATATCCAGTTGCTCCACTACTTGTTCCTTCGACAAATGTAGATTCTGCTAAAGTTTGTATGTTTGCATTTAAAGTTAATAACGTATATGTCTGGACATCATATAAAGATATTTCATATTCTGTAGTTTGATTTGCATACTCAGATGATTTTGATTTCAAATCATATACGTTAGCAACTCCTATCATTTCACCAGATGAAACTCCAGGAGTGGTGGTCCTATCTGAATACAAATATACAGTAGATAATGTTGAAAATCCTACTGGTACTGAACCATATACATTATTAATTGTAATTTGTCTACCGATATTAAATGGAAGTGCCGAATTAATAACTTTATTAGTAGTTCTTGGTTTTTGTAAATCTATTAATTCATTACTTACTGTTTCAATCCCATATCCTCTTACATAAGCCTTACCTGGACTTATAGAGATGCAAGCCAAATCATCAGATGCTGTATTACCTTGCTTTGTTTTTAAACCTTCTAGATAAATTCCATTGTTTCCAACTCTATCATTTAGAGATTCTTTTATTGATGCTACAAAAGGTTTAATATAATAATCACCAGACTCATCATAAGTTCTTTTTGCTAATTCATCTCTAATTAAATTATAATTAGTAGTGTTTACAAATTTTTTAATTTCACCATTTTCAATTCTTACTAACTCTACAAAATCTTCATCATTAAAATCTTCTAACTCTTTTTTGATTAAAGTTGTAGTTATCTTTAATCTATCTGCACCAGGAGCAGCAAAGTTAGAAAATCCTTGAGCATTATCAAATAAATCATCATTATTATTTGAAGCTACTGAAAATTCTTCATTGATCAGTAAACCTATTCTATAAGATGGTGAATTTGAATATTGATCTAATATTACAGTTTGGGAAGGTACTGTAATAAAGAATCCACGAATAAAATAAATCCCCTCAACAATTTTAATTGCAGATCCTGTAGAGGTGGATTCACTAATAATTGTAGTTGCAAATGTAGTGTTTGCAACAATAGACGTTAAACTATAATCGATTGTCTCAAGAGTTATTAAATTTTCTCCATCTAAAAATGTAGTGGTAGTAAAATCTGTATCACTTGAACTTAAGTATTTTACATATAAAGTATAATTTGAACGTTCTGATTCTACACCTGTAATATAATTTTCTACTTTTGCAACAACTCCACTAGTTTCACCTTTTATTTTTTTACCTACTAATTTATCAATATAGGATGAAACTGGAATTCCTAAATGTGTATCATTTATTTGTACTGAAGTATATTCAGAGTCATAAGCAACTTGTCCGGGAATTACTACAGATCCTTCTTTGAAGAAATGTTGCCCAAACTTTTCAATTTGATTCTGTAATATTGATTGTAATGTAGTTAATTCTCTTGACTGGATTGGATATCCAGGTTTAAATAGTACTCTTTGATAATTCTTTAATGGATCAAAATCATCAAAATATGGAGAAACATTTAGGTTTGTATTTTGAGGCATTTTTTATTAGAACTCCAAAACTATTTTAATATCTTCTTTTTGATTTCTAGAACGAGGAATTGGTTGTCTATTATCAATATAAATTATTTCACCTGATTTAGTGTTATATTCGGCAGATGAAATACCAGAATTAAAGTAACTACCCAATTGATAAGTCCTATTATTTATTACCGTACTGAGACCAGTAAAACCTGTATGAATATTTAATGCAGGTCCTACAATTGATGATGAATTAATTAATATATTTCCACCAGACTCTGGGGAAGATGTAAAATCATGTAATTTATAACTTACACCTACAGTAGCAAGTCCAACAGGTTGGTAATATTTTAAAACTCCAGTAACATTATCCCATGATGCAACAAATCCGATTGCAGTTTTACCTAAACCGACAGTTTGTGTAATTCTACTATCTACTGCATAAGTAGTTTGTGAGGTAATTCCAACTAATTTTAATGATTTTAATGCACTGACTTCAGATTTATTAAGTAATTCTACTTCACTCCCCAAAACTGTTGGATTTTTAAGGATTCCAACTCTTGCAAAATCATTTCCTAAAATAACATCAGGATTTGTTTCATCTGTAATATATCTAGAGTAAATAAGAACTCGATATGCTCCTAGTTCTCTGTAAATATCATAACCATGACCACCTTTTGGTGGAATAATGACATCAAATTCTGCCATTGTTCCACCATTAGATAAGGAAGTTGTAATCCCAGGTGCACCTGGTTCAAACTTTATGATACCTTTAGTATATCCATGTCCACCATCTGTAACATAAACTTCAGAAACTTTACCAAATGAATCGACTGTTATAGTTGCTCTACCTCCAGTTCCATCTCCAAGAATAGGTACATTTGTAAAAGTTTGAGAAATAGGTTGATATTCGGAACCTCTATTTTTGATAGTAACTATTTCAATTTTTCCTTCTATAGCATTATTTTTGGTAGAAATACTTTCACCGATCTCACCCCACTTTTCAGGAACTGGTAAATATTCAATTGAATCGAATTTTACAATTTCTGATGGTTTAATTGTAAACAAATATTTCCAAATATATCCATCTCCACTTGTTCCTGCAGGTCTTGGTTCTAGATCAATAAAAGTTGGTTCATCGAATGATGGTTTCCCTCTAGGATTTTCTGGATCTGTTCCATTTTGTAGACAAATATAAACTCTAAAATCTTCGTTAATTACATAATAATTTGCTTCATATAAACTACTTTGAGTTGTATTTGGTGTTTTATTATAGATTGAATAATCATGACGATACATTTCATATGTATTTCCCGAAATCCATTTCAACTTACGTATCATTCTCCTGATATCACTATCAGTTACTCTTTTTAGAGATATAATACTATTTTTTATTTCATTTTCTTCTTGAAATCCATCTAGAGGTGGTAGACCTTCTCCCCAATTTGGAGATCCACCTGCCAATTCGTTATAACAATTTGGTTGACCTAAAAATGTATAGTAATAATTTGTACTATTTCCTACTGAAACGATGCTTTTTACAAAAGTTTCAGCATTCATTATTCTAAATTGGTCAGATATAATTGCAGGCATTTTACACGAGAAACTTTTTATTATTTATTAAATAAGTCCACGACTTCTATAAATCTTAGGACCAGTATTCAATCCAACAAGACCATCATTGGTATTGACTACGAAATCTTTAGGAATTCCTCTAGATCTAGATTCATAACCAAATATTTTACCCCAACTGTAACTTCCATAATAACCAGTAGTATTTACACCTGGATTTACTTCAATTACATCTGCACCTATAGAAGGAATTGGTGCAAAATTACATCCTACAGTAACAATTCCGAGAGATGCTGGAGTTACACTTTCAACAATATAAACTCCATCCAGGAAACTGACTGCAGTTCCAACTCTAGATTCTGGATAATTTGCCATTCCATTTTTACTGGTCGTTATTCCAGTTAAAGCATGACCACATGTTGCATTAGTATCTACAAGAACAAAGTAATCTCCAACAGAAAGTGAACTATATTGTACACCATATGTATTGAGTGATGAATATCCTATTCCTAGAGAATCATTATCATAAAATTCAGATTTAAGGACAAATTCTAGTTTAGGTGAAGTAGTTCCAATTCCAGGAGATCCTTCAGAAAATGTATTAATTCCAATAATTGTTCCATAATCACCAATTGCCTTAATAGATTTAATTTCTTCTTTTTTAATAGTATCTGATTGAATAAGAATTGGTGGTGGATTTATTCTAGAATATCCAAATCCACCGTTTACTATAGTAATAGATGAAATCTTTTCATCAGACACTGTACTTATAGCAACTGCTTTATTAATTATAGGTTCCGCATATATTATCGTACCACTATTTCCAACACCAATGTATCTACCTTCATTTCCAAGATTTGGGATATAGATTAAATCATTAATTGGGTTTAATTGATTTGTATCTCTCTTAACCCAATGAATTAAATCAAAAGAGAAGAGTAAAGTTCCATTACTATCAAGTGAAGTATAGAAATTATCATAATATTTTATCTTTTTAAAATTAATAGAAGTATTTTCAATTACAAGTTCTGACCAATCTATTCCATTTGAAGAAATTAAGATAATTCCATTATTTCCCACTGCAACAAATTTATTACCATCCCAAACGACATCATTTAAATTCTGAACTGTAATCTTATTTGGAGATGGATACCAGAAAATTCCATCTGGAGAATAAACTATGTCTCCATTATTTCCAACAGATACAAATGTATCATTATTATTAGTAATTGAATTTAAATCATTAAACGATATTATACGTTCAACCATTCTGTCAGTGTTTATTCCTACAGAAGAAAACAATCCACCTGAAGTTCCAACTATTGCCCATACATCTTTAGCACTATTATATGAAAGATCATTAAATGTTCCTGAATATGTACTTGGAATTCTAGATAAAGTTTGCCCAACATATTGGACTTCTTTGATTAGAGATACTTTTGTCCAAGTTGTAGTAGAATTATTTACACCCAATGCTCTATACACATTTGCACTACTTCCAACAGCAACGTATCTATCTGAAGGTTGTGCAACCTCAACTGCATTAAAATCTATAATTGATGATCCACCTATTGAAACATTATTCCAACCTAATCCATTTGTACTTATTGCCAAATTATTATCTTCACCTATTGCAACAATAAGATTTCCTGCAGATACTGCATTGTAATTTAAAGTTGTAATTCCACTGATAGTTTGCCAATTATAAATTGGATCTTTCTTAACTATGAATGATGGAGATATTGAAACTTCAGGATTAGTTAATTGGTAATAACCATTGCCAGGATCTACTAAATCTATATTTGAAATTGTAGTAGCAGCAGAAACTATTGCAGTAGAAATTCCGGGATTGATATCTATGTTGTTTACAATAAATATGTCTCTCAATTCCTCACTTATACCTTTGTTTTTATCTAAATCTGAAAATAATGGGAATGCATTATTTACATAGATTTGTTCATCATCTTGTGATACGTTTTTAATAATACTTGTATTGGGGATAATTCTTGATTTTAATCCAGGTCTTGCTTTTGAATATAAAACTCCATTAATTATTTTATCTTGAGTTTGTTTTGTCCAATCTAAAGGTCTTTCTTTTGTTGGATTCGTATTAATTCCCAAACTATCATATGGGAATGTATCTAAAATTTCAGTTGATACAATGTTTTTAACAACTCTATCAAATTGTTCTCTATCAAATAAATCAAAAATATTTTCTTTAATTCTTACAATATCACCTTCCTTAATAGTTTTTGGTGGATCTACTTGTTCAACATCTAAATCGGATCCTCTATAGAATAAAATATCGCACTTAGATCCTGTTTTGGGAGCTTCTTTGAAAATAATTCTAGATCCCGAATAGGTGTAAGATTCACCTGGAACTTGGAGTACATCATTAATATAAACAAATAAATTATTTTCTATTCTTAAATCAGAATTTGGATCAGTTTTTAAACTTAAAACTTCAGTAGTTCCTGCAACAGTTACTGTTAATATAAATTTAGTTTTAGTTCCATTAAAATATTTACTGATACTATCAAATTGTATGAATTGTCCAGGGTAAAATCCACTAAATTTATCAGTAAATATCTCTTCAACTGTAATTTCAAATTCTTCAAAAGAATTACCTACATTCGGATTTGTAGTTAACCCTACAACTTTTAGGATATCTCCTACTTTATATGAGACTCCATTTTCTTCTAAATTAAATCCTATAATACTAGATGCACTTCCAACATTTACTGAAACTTTAGCACCTTGCCCCAATCCACTTCCAGATACATACTCTAATGATAAATCACTATAACTTGATGGGATTCCAATTCTAACATTTGGTAATTGTGAATTAGTATATCCATATCCAGAATTAACTATAGTTAGTCCAGTTATAGTTCCACCTACTCCTACTGAAGCTGAGATCTTTGCTCCAGATCCTACAGTGGACAGTATATCAATAACTGGAGGGGTTCTATACCCACTTCCATACCCAGTAAGATACACATTATCAATAGAACCACTTGAGGATACTGAGACCGTTGCAGAAGCACCTACAAGGGGCACATATCCATATCCTGTGGTAATGCCTACCTTTGTAATTTTTCCTGCTAATGGAACTCCACTAATGAATCTAATTGTATTTTGACCAGGAGTATCGATGGTAAAATCTTTTTTAGATATTTGAGGAATATTGTTAATTAAGATGAATGGATTATTATTAATATCAATTGTACTTCCCAAAATACTATTCGTATTAGTAAATATTCCAACTACATCCTCACCCTTAGACTTTAATATAAATTCCGTTGCTCCAATTCCAGTAAATTGATCTGAGATGTCATCAAAAATGATATTTTTATCATTTGGAATTCCTGGATCAAACCTTCTACTAAATGCTCTTCCATTGAATCTAGATGTAATTTCAATTCCAGGAAGTCCAGTTGGACCATATGGTGGAGATGCAAAATATATTTCATCCTTAATAATATTATAATTTCCTCTTACAATTTCAATTGAAGAACCTGCTATATGCGAATCTGCAGATGTTCCCATAAAACCACGTTCAACTTCAATGTCATTGGGACCTGATATTCCCAAATTAATAATCTTCATTAATTCATTACCAATTTTAATTATATCCGTAGTAAATATTGAAGATATTCCAGAACTTACTGTAATACTTGAAGATGCAGTAGAAATATTTGCATCCAATTCTAAATTTAAATTAGTATTATAAATTGGATTTTGAACAACATTATCAATTGCAATTAATGAACTTGCATTTGGATCATCTAAAGTGAAACTATGTGTTCCTATTCCAAGACTTAAAAGATTTAAAGGTTGTGAAGTAGATAGACCTGATACTTTTATATTATTATCATCTGTTTTATTAACATATAAAGTTTTTGGAAGTTTATCTGTACCTAATAAAATTGGAGATAATAATAGATCATCTTGTGGACTTATTCCTCCAATGTAAGTTCCTGCCACACTAATTTTATCAGTCATTGCATAACCAGAACCACCATATGAGACATCAATTACTGATATATCTCCAAATAAATCTCTAGAGACATTAAATTTAGCACCAGTACCAAATCCAACTATGGTTGATGATGGAATATCATTAAATGAACTGTTAGCTGCAGATACAATCCTTGTATTAGATAATTTTGATACCGTAAATGTTAGGTCATTTTCTGGAGATGACCCATTCATAAAAGTTCCTGCAATTGAAACTGTATCTCCAATTGAATATCCTCTTCCACCCTCTCTTAAAATTAAAGATGTTGATATTGGAGATCCTGTAGTAGAATTATAAACGATAAAAACACTGAACTTTGCACCAGTACCTGATCCACTAGTTAAATATGCAGGAAATGGATTAAAGAATCCATAAAATTCATTTTGATTTGATGAAAAATTTGGAATTACTGAAGAAGAAACTCCAACTACAGATGTAGACACTGCAACATTATATCCATTTTCATATATGGAGGATCCATTACCTCCAATAACTTCCATAATAATACTAGACTCGGTTGATGCAACAGAAACGTATGGATTATTGGTATCTGTTCCTTTTTGTACAAGTTTTGAACTTTCTACATATGAAGTCGTCTGTATTCCTATTTTATCTCCAAAAATTTTATTAGGAATATATCCACTACCCCCATCAATTATTATTATTTCTGTTATTTCTCCATCGATATTTATTACAGGCTCAAAAATTCCTTCAACTGCAGGAGTGCTAGTTCCTTGTATTACTATTTTAGGTGGGTCTGTTGATGCATATCCAGTTCCACCATTAATTACATCTATTGAAGTAACACTATAACTGGTATTAAAGTTCGGTTTTAAAACAGCACCAAAACCTGGAACTACTCTTGTTGGCATAAATTTAGGTTAATATTTTACTGAATCTATTCAAAATATGATAAAAAGTAACATATGTTTAAAATATTTATTTCACTAATAAATGCAATGGTAAAAATATTTAATATTCGATAATATTGTCAACTATTGCAGTAGGTATTGCCTCTGATGACACCACTTCATATGAAACTTTTTGACCAGATTGGAAGTTATGATTGATAATTTTAAATGAATTGTTATTTAAATTGACAATAGAAGAACTTGAGGAATTGAATTCTTTATAGAATAGTGGATTTCCTTTGTTTTTCAGTTTAAATGTGGTTAATCCAACAACTACCCCTCCAGTAGTAGTTGTAAATCCAGTAAATTGTGGACTAATATCATCTATTGGTATGACTTTATTAGTTTTATTTAAAATATAAGATTTAAGTGCAATACCTTCATCGAATATTATTCTCTGAATCGATCCATCTTCAAATTGATCTTCCTCTGTAACCATTCCAAAATTATTTCTAGTATACATTGATTTTTCACTATCAATGTTTATAGTTAAGTCTAGTGATGATCCCAATACGTTTACTGAAATATCTTTGTTTAATATTGTAGAACCAATACTTACAACATCAAGATCAGAGAATTCTTTAAATCCTGCAGGGTGTACTAATGATTTTACAGACTCTCTCCAAGTAGAATATGGTAAAGTACTCTTAATTGAATATGAAAACTTCTGATAGTAGTTATTATCAGAGATTCTTTGTTGGTAATCATTGAGTAATCCATTTCTATCACCAAAGTCATTAACTTTTTCTCTAGAAATTCCAACAGAAGTTGGAATGTTAAATGAATTTACATTTGTCACTGTTCCAGTCAGATTTGATATCAAACCTTTGATTCTATTTCCTTCCTTAAGAGTACCTTTTGCGTTAATCACTCTCATCTGATTAATTTCATTATCCCAACCATTCTCCATTATTTCTGCAGAAAATACTTCTCTTCCAGAATTATCAATACCAACAACAGTCTCTTTAGAAAAATATGATAGATCATCAGCAAGAATCATTTCAAATTCTGCCATATTTTTTCTGTTGACAACACTACCATAACCAAAATCATTAACATAATTTCCCAAATTAGAACCTATTCCATCCATACTATAAGTAACAGTATAATTATTTGTGTTTATTCCAGTTACTTTAAAGAATCTATATCCATAGTTTGAAGAATTATAATTATTTTTTGGTATTATATTTCCAGATTCATCAGTCTCACTCAAGTCTACTCTACAATTTTCAATAAAAATCTCGTCTCCAACTGCAAATGGGAATTCTGTTTCTGTTTTCCCATATCCAGATGAAACCAATGGATAAATTTGAGAGTTTGAATTAATTAACTCTAATGTTACATTGGTTCCCAATCTAGTAATATTATCAATATCATATCCATTTGAATTTCTTGTTGGAACAATTCTTAACGGATTTTTTAAATCATTTACATTTTTATCTACTTTTACTGAAGTGACTGAACCTCCCTGTATAGATGCAGATAATTTTAATTCATTACTTCCTATAACTCTTAATGATGGTGGAGTATTATATCCTGATCCTCCTGATAAAATATTAATTTTTTCAACTCTTAAAATATCTTTAACTTGTATAATTGCAGGAGAACTTAAAAATGGTTTTAATGTAGCATCTGTTGGATAATCAAATCCATCTTTGACTCTATTCAGTATACTTACTTTTCCTATCGAACTGGATCTTGGTTCTAGTGTGGCATTTTTACCAGATACACTTCGTATGGTTTTAATTTTTGGTACTTTTCTATATCCTTTTCCTTTAAAGTTTATTTTAATATCATTAATTGGTCCAGTAATAAATTTAGAATTTGAAGTATAGAATATTGTAGAAACGCCAGTATTAACATTATAATTTGTGTTTTCTGGAATAGATTGGAAATCTATCTTAAAGGAAGTATTTCCAGTTGAAATTATAGGATATTCTTTTCTAAACTGACTGGGTATAATCCTAATCATGTTTCTACCTATTACTTCATCATCTTTTGATATCTCATCTTTTCTGGTGTCTAATTTAGAATTAGACAAGAATGTATAATATAATTCAGATGGATATTGAGTTGTTGCAGTCCTAATCTTAAAGTCACCCGAATTAGTTTGATACTTATAACTTTCTAACTCTTTTTTCAAATTTAAATCTTTATATAATTTAAAATTCATCTCAAGAAGACTTGGATCTGAAACATCAAATGTAACAGTATCTCCTTTTGTAATCTCTAGTGGTGGATTAATTAATGCTAAATTGTGAGTTCCAGTTTCAGTAGAACTGAAACTGATAGCAATCCCACTTTTAGCATCTGATGGATATTCTGCCAATTTAACTTTATCTGAATTATATTTAATGATAAAGTATGTTCCATTATCTACTAAGTTTCCAATTGTTCCCGATGGACTTGCATAGTAAACTACTTTATCACCTGTTTTAAAAGTATTATTTTCAATATAAATTTCAGATGTTTCTAAATTAACATAAGTTCCAGCAAATCCTACAAAATCTGTAGTTATTTTTCTAATATTTGGATCATATCTTAATTTGATAGTTCTACTATCATTGGGATTGAGATTTAATTTTACTTTATCTCCTGTAAGTAATTGGTGATCATCATTAGTTACAACGTCAATAAAGTAATTTTTAACATCTCCCAATATTTTTTCATTTTGAGTTGTGAGAGAATGTCCAATTCCTATTCCTGGTGGATTTTGTAAGAAGTATACTGAGTTATAATCTGTACCTATTCCTGAAATTGATACAAAACCTATAGTAGATAGTCCAATAAAATCTCTACCTAAATCTACTACATATACCGTTTGTCCATCATCAAGATTATAACTTGGAGATGTTAAATTATTTGAAACTAACATTCCAGTTCCACCTATGCCAACTCCATAAGTTAATGCTTGACCAGTTTGATATTTGTGGTTTGGAATATAAATTGATTTTGATGGAATAGTTAATAGAGAACCATCAAATTGTTCATACACTGTAGTTGTACTTCCAATACCTACTTCACTATAAGGATTAAAATAGAAAGTATTATTTCCAATGATGTCTCTACCTGAAGAATCATTTAAGAAATATGTAAATTTACGAGGAAGTAATGTTACACTGGAGATTCCAACAGTATGAACACCAATATTTTCAAGTCTATTCACATAAAGTTTTGACTGTTGCTCTGATATTTTTGTAATTTGTAATAATTCATTATCGATTCTAATATAATCATTGACTTCAAATACAGAAGTATCATTTACATCTATAGAAGTTTGAGTTCCAGTTTCTAGGATAGTTCCAATATTTTTCAACAATCCTACTGATTTTTCGTTAACAATAATTTGTCTAAATCCTTCTAGATATCTAAAATCAATATTAGACATTGAAGATACAACAATTCTATCTTCATTTCTAAATCCATGTGGAACTTCTGTAATTCCAGTAATTCTATTAGATGATTTTATAAAAGTAGTTTCATTAAAAGTATTAATTCCAACTTGTAAATTTGAAATATCTTTTCCTTTAATTCCAGATACTACTGCAGAAATTCCTGTACCATCTGTGCCAGAGTTATCAAAAAATATAATATCTCCTACTTTATAATCTTGCCCCGCATTATATACATTGATCCCATCAATTCCTGAAGATTCTATTTCATTAACTATAAAAGTTTGTCTATATGAATCTTTTACCTTGTTTATTAAATTATAATTTGAATTTACTGAATTTATATAGTAAGGACCAACATTTCTAATCAATCCTAAGTCTGAAATATTTAAATCTTGATTAAAGGCAGGGTTAGTGTTCTCTTTAATAATTGAATTTTTTAATTCACTTGCAAAAACATATGGATAAACGGGATTTGAATTTATTTCATTATCAATAGTTAAGAAATATGCATATGTTCCATTCGGGAAATCACTATTAATTACAAATTTTCCATTATATTGATCCAAATCTCCAGTTGAAGAATCGTACTGATAATCCTGTATGAAAAATCCATCTGGAAATCCCTGTCCAATAGGTCTAAGTTTACTATCAGTCTCTACTCTTTTTTGATAACTACTTCTCACTTTAGTCATTTCTAATCCAATTTTAGTATATGGTCCATAAATTGGATATCCATCATATGACCATCCAAGTATTGGTGAATGTAGTTCAGTCAATACTTCTCTATTTTGATTATCTAAGTGATCATTTAAACTCTTTCTTAATAATTTCGGTGGGTAGAAATTTATAAATTGTAATCCATACTGTTGATTTTTACTTGGAACTAATACTCCTTCATCTGAATTTGTAAGTAATCTTTTATTTTTTTCTACTTGATTTATTTTCCATTCAAAAATATTTCCAATAAACTTTGCGTCTATACCTCTTCTTTTAATTCTCAACTCAGTATTTTTTGGAAGATAATTAATTCCACCATTGAGAATAATAACATCTGAAATCTCACCATTTTCTACAATTGGTTTAAATTCTGCATATCTTCCAGATCCAGAAATTACTACATCTATATCATTAGTATATCCAGCTCCATGACTTAAAATTTGGATATCAACAACTTTTCCATCAAGTACAATTGGTTTTAATATTGCTTCTGAAGTAATACTAGATATTCCAATATTTGGTCTTCTATGAAAGTTTACTATATTTGGTACACCATATTTGAACCCACTTTCCTCAATAAAAATATTGTCAAATGATCCAAGGACAACAGGTTCTAAGATAGGTTCAATAATTTCTGAAGATGATATTTCAGGAACAGATTCGATTACTATTTGAATCGGAGGATATGAAAAAGTATGAGTACCTACTCCAATGCTATTAAATTTTACATATTTTTTATTTTTATAATTTTCTATATTTGTACTATTACCTACACCTGCTAAAGATAATCTAAATTTATTTTCATCGATTATATGAACATAATATTGGGTTTCTGTATTCAATCCTACTATTTCAGTTTCAGTAGATGAATATACAACTAAATCTCCATCTTTAAAGGTGTGATTTTTTGCAAAAATATAATTGTCAAAAGTGTTTACACCATTAACTTCATTTACATTTGTACTTTGGATTGAAGGTACTCTTATGAATTTATTTGAATAATTTGATCCAGAATCTTCAACATAAATTTTTGTTATTGTATTTTTACTATTCAGTGTTCTAAAATAATGAAATCCTGAACTTATTCCTACTAAATTGATATTATTTTGTTTTTTAGCAGCATTTTCTCGATTTTCGTAAAGTTTAATCTGAGTATCATTTTCTCTTCCTACAAAATAAACTGAATTATTTTGTAATGGTGAAATAGGAGAATTTGAATTATTTAAATATATAACCTGCTCACCATCGTCAAAATTATGATTACTTACAAATGTTATAACATCTGTAGATGGGTTTACACCATTACCATCACCTCTAAATCCTGAGGTAATTCTAGATTTTATTAAGTTTGGTTTTAAAACTGCACCTGATCCATTTCCACCAATTATAGAAATTTTAGGTTTAGATTGATATCCTATACCTGGACGTATTATTTTAATTTCTTTAACAGATCCTGTAATTGAAGGGCATACTTTTGCACCATATCCTTCAGAATCGAATACATCTACTTTGGGGTAATTAATTACATCATATCCAGATCCATTATTGGTGATGAGAACATTATCTAACTTTCCATAATAGATGTTTTCATCATATAGAGTAGATGAATAAATTTCTACTCCATTTACTAAAATTCCTACAGTTTTATTATTTGTCGATATTTCTTCTGGACTAGTTAATGTATTTTCTTCTTTAGTTAAAGTAATTTTTTTTAATAGTTTTTGATGCTCTAGAGTTTTATTTTCATAATCATTTTTTACAAAATAATCATTAGTTACTCCATATCCTACATTAATATATTTTTCCGAATATAGATCACTATTACTTAAAGAAAGTTTAATTTGGGAACTATCGTTACTATTTCCTACTGTAGTAACATAGTATTGCCCAGTAATAATTCCGGATACTGATGATGGAAAATAATATATTTTTTCTCCAGTATAAAATCTATGTACTTTATCTGTATTAAGAATCGTAGTAGTAGCAGATCCAGCATTAACTGGCATCGGAGGAGTACTAACTCGAACTGCTCTACTATCAGCTAAGACTTGATAATCTGGTAATCCAGATGATGTTACATATAAATTGTTTACTTGCTCATCTGAGTATGTATTTTGAACTCCTGAGGTCAAACTGTTAACTTCAGGAAATGCTAATACATTGGACTTTCTAATAATTTTTTTAATTTGAGATTTATTTGTAATAACTACTGGACTTAAAACTTCTATAGTTTTAGTATTAATAGTAGTTCTTACAGTAACAATCAATTCATTGTCATCAGGAAAATCTGGATTTAATAATTTAATAGACTCACCTATGGTAAATTTTACTGCATCTTTAAGTTCAATTCTCCAAATACTATCTTCAGATGTTGGTGTTACTGACTGTATATTGTGAGTTGTTGGGATATTATAAATCCAAGAATTAAATTCCGGTTTATCTAAGAGATCTAATCCAAATGTAGATAGTGAGATTCTATCATCTACTCTTAAATTAGATGATTGTGAATAATCGACAGTATCTATAATGTTCAGTATTCTAAATTCAACTATATCTGAACCTAGGTATGAATATGCAAAATTATTTTCAATAATTTCATCACCTTCATTTAGTGGTGCGACTATTCCAGAAACATTTAAAAATTGATTTGCAGTCTTATCTGAGTAATTAGCTACTATGGGAATATTTGCATTTTTAGTTTTTATTAGTAATGTTCCAGATTTTGGAAATCCAATAGTACTATCAACTAAAAGAGAATTTGTATTTAAAGGTTCAGATTCTGATAAATTTGTCTTTTTAGTTGATATAAAATCAAAAATGAATGAAGTAGAATCTAAAGATATTTCATAAAAATTTCTACCCTCAACAGGTCTATACTCTACATTATAAATTGCAGCACTTGCAGTACCTACATTTGGGATATTTTGAAATAATGTTTTACCATCAAGATCTAAAGGATTGACATCTCCTGAGATTTTTTCAACTAAAATATTTTTAGTAACAAAATAATTACTATCAGAAGGCCTCAGCATATATTCTTGAGGCTTAATTAAACTTATGTCTACTCCATATAAAATTTTAAAAAGAATTTTATATGATACATCAGTACCTTTAGTAGTATAAAAATCTTTTGCCCTTGTTAAAATATTTTGTAAGTTTATTCCAGGAACAAAGTTTCTATTCTCAAATCCAGGTAAGAATTGGAACTTAAACTTTTCAAATAACTTTTGATAAAACAATAAATTCAAATTATTAATTGATGAATTTATTGGGTGATCCTGTGCTTCAGTGGAAGTAAAGTAAATTGAATCTAATTGTGAATCAGATGGGATCTTATCAATGGCACTAAAACCCCTTACACAACCTTCAAAAGTTGTTTTTGTTTTAGATGTATATGTAATAATTTCATCATCAATCTTGATTAATCCATAACTATCAGGAAATCCTATTGTATGGGAAACATTAATAACATCATCTATTGAAAGAATTGCTTTCGTTACAACGGGAGGTACAAAGGCACTGAAAAATTTCTCATTATTAAATCCAGAAATAGATTTATATTCTAAAATGTTTGTTGCTAAATCTATTGCACCTGTTGGATATTCTTGAGATATGTAATACTGATTTAAGAATTCTTTGAAAAGAGGATTTTCCTCATTTAAGAATTCTGGAATTTGACTCTCAATAATATTCTGAATTTTTACTTTCTTTATGTCTGACATCTTATCTTGTATACTCTCCGTTTACATAACTGGATGTTACTGCATAATCTGATCCTGATAGATTTTCACCAGAAACAATTGTATCTTCTATAATATTTACTACAGTATTTGCCATGTTAAGTTCTAAATATATATCTCTCAAAGCAATGACATCATTTGATTCTGGAATTGCTTGAACTTCAATACCTTCAGTACTTGACACTCCTGTAAAAATAACTGGATTTAATCGAATCTCACCTTTCTTATAATCTATTGTACCTACATTTTTGCTTACCATCACTGGTAAATTATTTTTAATTCTAAAGAAGAATATAGATCCCTTTTCATCATCAATTGGAATATCACTTAAGTATACGGTTCCTTCTACATCTTTTATATTAAATCCAGTAGACTTAATATTATAACCAGTCATATCACCATTTTTGTTTCTCTTAAGATGGAATTGATTACCAAAACAAAGTTCATAAGTTGCCAGTCTATTTAAAGCTGGTTGTAAATTTCTTCTTATCTTTATTTTTGTGATGTTTGATGTAATTGCAGAATTTACATTATCAATTAATGATATAACTTTACTATATTTAAATCTTCCACCAAAAGAATTTAAATCTGTGGAAGTTGAATACTCTTTAAGAGTATTAATTACTGCAGATTGAATATCTAAAGGACGTGAGACAAAACTCTTGTTATAATAAACATTTACATCCATTTCAACATACAAATATTTTAAATCTACAATCTCAGGTTTAATTCCAGCAATTGAGTATTGTTTTAAATCTTTTTTAATACTTTCTTTTGTAATTTGAGATATGTATGATCCATTTCTAGGTTTAATTGAAATGAAGACCTTTCCATATTCTGGTGGATCTAATTCATCACCACCATATGCAGTGACACTTTCCACATTAGGGAATATATATGGTATTAGACCTTTGTAATCATTTGCAGTGACTGCTCTATACTGAGATGAATAAACTCTAGGTCCTAAGTACTTAATGCTATCTACAGATTCTATATCATCACCATTTTCTGCAGATTGTGTGGTTGATAGATCAGATATTCCTGTAGTTAATTTATTTTGATTATTATCAATCAATACACCAGAAAATGTAAAACTAGAAGATCCATTTGCTTCTTTACCATTAGTTACGATGTAACTAATAACAATAGAACTTCCATTTGATGGTCTCTTTCCTAAAATATTATCTCCAAATATAACCTCATATTTTTCATCTTCGATTTCTTGAATCAAAAAGATTCTAGAGGTACTTTCAACTTCAAAAATATTTGAGTATAGTTTGTATTCTTCTGTTTTGGTATCAGTAACGTAAACCTTAACGGAAGATATATCTACATTAGCATTTGGAATAATAAATCTTTGATTTGTTTGTGAATTATCTAATACATATGACTTTGTTAGATAACTTCCTTCATAGATGGGAATATCAGTAAATGTAGCAATATTATTATTATCAACTACTGCCGTTTTATCTTGTGGGATAGAGAAAATATAATTTCCACTTTCAACTGCACCTAATGCTACAATTCCTGCTTTTAAAGTTACAGTCTTAGAATTAAATCCTGTAGTATTTACTGAGAATGAAATATTTGCTCTTGCAGATCTTTTTGAACGTGGAACATATCCAATATTTCTAGCAAGAGATACAACATTTTCACGAACGGTTGCACTATCAATGAATGCCTCATTGACAGCCATATTCGTATTAAATGATGTAATATAAGAATTATATGCTAATAGATCAATCAGAGTTGAGAAATTAGAGCCCTCGAAATCAAAGTCAGTAAAATTACTGTTAGATCTCAAATATTCTTTGATTTGAGTTCGTAATGAACTAAAATCTAAATTGGTAAACTGATTGAATGACATTATATTCTAGTCGGTTGAAGTAAAAATTCTATTTCTTGTGCTGGAAATGGCAATCCAATGATATCATATTGTATTCTAATATTTAAATCATATGTATCATCTTCAATTTGAACTTCTACATTATTAACTCTGACACGGGGTTCGAAGTTTCTTAGGACATTATAAATCTCTTCTTTATATAAAGTTACATAATCTAGATCAGCAAGTTCAAACAATGCATCTGCAATAGAGGTCCCCAATAAACTATTGAAGAACCTCTCTCCAATACGTGTTCTGACTAAATTAATCACTGTTTTCTTAATTGCGTCTTCATTTTTAAGGACAAGAATATCATTAGTCACAGGATGTCTACTAAAAGACAGACTAATATCCTTAAATGCCCTCGAAATCTTAAGACCCATTTAGATTATAAAGAAATAATCATGAATATTTATGATGTTTTTGATAAGTTACAAAATTATGGATGATTTGTATAAGAAGGTTCTAGTCCATAACTCCAATCATCATAGTCTTCATCATTTCTAATTCTTTCATGAAGTTCTGATTGTTTTGTCAAACGATAAGAAGGTGCCATATCATGAACAACTTCTTGTAATACCTTTGAATCTGCCTGATAGTCAGTCACTAATTTTGCGGTTCCCCACATTTCTCTCATATAATTTGAATCTCTATCTACTGGTAAATTTGACATTGGTTAGCTCCTGTTTTTAAAAATAAAAACAGAACTTTTATAAAGGAGGTTGCTATCTCCTACACTTTATCTATCTAACTCACGAAGATTATAGTTTTCTGAGTTAAAATATTTTAAAAGTTCAATTGCAACTATTTTTGGATTTCCTTCACCGCAAGTATAAACATCTATTGCAGCACAACCCTGTTCTGGCCATGAATGTAAAGAGCAATGACTCTCAGAGAGGGTTAGAACGACCGTTAGACCTTGTGGTTGAAACACATGACTAGAAGTATTCAGAATGGTCATACCAGCACGGCAGACGGCATTCTGCATGACTTCTAGTAACGGTTCTAAAGTGTTAAGTAATGTATATTCTACGTTATAAACCTCTAGTAAGAGGTGATTACCCATTGAGAATTTTTCCAATTTACATAAATCTCCCAATTTAGTATTTATTTTACATAAAATCCTTCTCTCTGATAGTCAGGATCAGAAATAAAACGATAATTTTTCATATTTTTAACTTTTTCACCCTTCCATACAGGTATTGCAATCGTATTTTCATATCGAAAATCTGGATTTCGACGCAATTGCACCTCAATTAACTTATTTCCTATAAATTCACAGTTAATCCACTCATAATTTCCAATTAATGAAGACAAAATCGGAGGAAATCCGATTATCTTATTAATTTTAGACCAACATGACCATTTATATAGTGGATTTTTATGATTTTTATGACCCTTTACGACTAAAACACATTCTTTTTTGTAAAAATCAACACTTAAGTGCTCACCTTTAAAGACTTCACACCAAAATTCACCTGGATGTAGGTGATCGGTACTACTTTTTAAGTATTCGATTCGAGAATTACGACCCATTCCTAAGAAATTCATCACTGGACGGACAATATAAAGTCCCGAGGAAGGTACGGACGTTCCTACGGGACCACATTGATACCCTAAAAGGGCACTTAGTTGTAATTTATTGTATACCCAGATGTCTTGAGGGTCTAATTGAGTCCACTCGTCGTTCCCTTCAAGACAATACATTCACCTTCCTTGTCCACGATATGCTTTTTTTGCTCGATTTCGTGAAGTTGCAGCATATTTTGTGTTTTTACCTTGTCCCTGTCGAGTATTTTTGGGATTTGGTTCGATCTTCATCGTTTTTTTATTCATTGCCATACTTCAATATCTCCAATTTGGTTTTTTTAACGCATTTTTAACGCATATAAGACTTAAAAACGCAATAAGAACACATCAGAATAAAAAAAGTGCCTTATGAAAGACACTTTAACAGTTTCAGAAACGTTCGTCAAGAAAGATTCTCAGATAATCCGAGTCTTTTCATGTCCAACTCTAATACGAGGATCGCACCAAATCTCAAAACCTGCTTCTTTTGCATCGAGACAGAACGAAACGTCCTCTCCACACATATCTTGAACCTCTCCACTATCAAAGACCTGCATCTTCGGTGCAAACCAGGGATACTCAAGAGATTCGAAGACACCTTTCTTAATCAGAACCCATCCAAATCCCGTATAATCAACCGTAAAGGGTTTTTTACGACGAGAAATGCTCTCAAGAGTCTCGTGATTCATAACTCCACCATTATTCTTGAAGTCATCTTCCTCGAGCCAGTGGGCAACAGACGTGGTTTTTCCATCTTCTGTGCAGTACCAACCAGCAGCAATGTCTTTATCCATTGCAACGAGACGATAGAAACTTTCAGTACTGAAAACAATATCACTATCAATCCACAACTGGTAGTCATATGCAAGTTTTCCATCCCAAGGTACTTGCTTTGGTCCACGAAGAACATTTGCACCTAGTACTTTACAACGTGCAAAGTTCACCATGGAAGAATAATCTTGTGAGATCTGAATGCTCGCACCATTCTGTACAAGATCAAAACACAACTGAACAAAATTCTTCAAATATGTATATGAAACTCCCCGTCCAGGTAAACAGAATACAATCGACTTACCTCTAATTGATTCTTTTGCTGCACTGATATCAAACTCGTCAGAAGATACTTCAGGACTTTTTGCTTTTACTGTAAAACCTTTTGCCATAAAAATTTCATTGATTAACTACTTTTATTATACCACAACAAGTCAAGTCGTCGTGTCTGTGTTATTTAGAAATACTTCAATATCCTTATCAGATCCACCAGATGCCCATACCAATCCTCTCAATATTTTAAGAGATCCTTCAAGTTCCTCTGAATGTATTTGTGTAAGTACTTCTTTACCATTTACTGATACATTATAAGTATTCATCGTCTTCTACTTTTCTGAGAAGGTCCTGTAATTCATCCTTCAAACTCTCACTTAAAATTAACTCCTCGTCAGATTCTAATCTATACTGAATTGTATCAATCAGCAAGTCTCTCTCGTATTCATCGAAATTTAATTCCATGTTTTATTCTTCTTTACATCTTTTCAAAGATTATATAGTAATTCTGATTCTTCGACTTTTCTGAGAGGTGCCCCCCTTGCAAAAATCTTACAGAATTCTCAAATTTTCTCGGAAAATTTTTTTAGGGCACGAGGTTTTGAAACTTCTTTTTATCCCTCGGAATTTTTTTAAGTGAGTGACAATTGAATGCCCGTTGGTGAACGTTTATAGCTTATAAGGGACCCTTGTTTTTATATATCGGGGGCATCGGTTTATAATAACAATCAACAACAATCAGAAATAACTGCCAATAAGAATTAAACAGTGCTGTTTAATAAGAATCAACGAAGACTTCGTTATTCGTGTATAACAACGAAGAGTGATTTTTATACCCAACACCCCCACGTATAAGATATTAACAATACTGTGTGATTTTTATAACGAAGTCCCCCACGTATGAAATACTGACGAACTTCATCATAAAAACACAATCACGAAGCAACTACAATTCATATAACGAACTGATTGCCCTAAGATTATACCACGAACTTCTATGTGCTGTCAATAGTATAAAAAACTGTCCATACATTAAGAAAACTTAATGGACGAACAGTTTGTATTATACTGCGGCAAATGTATGAAACTCAGTAACTCTCTGGGAGTTCAGAATAACGAAGTCCCCCACGTATGAGAATTACCACGAAGTTCATTGTCTCAGAGGTTGTTTAATAACGAACTTCATAGACGAACTGTTCATGATGCATTGTACCACGAAGATAATGATTTCACCACAGATATAGTGAACGATGTTGCATTATATCGAAGTGATGAACGATCTTATCAGGCAGCAGCAGGCACTTCCTCATCCTCAGAAGTCTCAGGGTCCATGGAAGTAATTACATCAAGAATTGCAAGAATCTGAGAACCAATCTGCCCCTTGCGAAGCATACCAAGCATCAGATCACGGGAGAGTTGAACTTGCATTTTGTTTGAGTTAGTGTTGTGAACTTGTGGTGGGCACTCCCTCCACCCTTTAATAATACCACAGATCGGGGTCTGTGCTCATTTACTGTGCCAGTTTCACAAGTGGCACACCACATCAGAGACTCATGCTGAGATTCTAATAGTTTTCCACAGGTTGACATAGTTTTCCACAGGTTTTTCCACAGATTTTATAAAGTTTTCCACAGGGCAATTCTTATAAAGCATTGCAAACACTGAGTTTACTCCGAAACCTGTGGAAAACTTTTGCTGGGTTCTTAGAGTTTTTGTGGGGGGTTGACAGATTTTTAGAGGTGTGCTATACTTATGCAGCCTTAGATGACTATAAATATCACCATTTAATTGAGGTACTCATAAGAGTCTATAAGGGAATAGATAGAGTCTATAAGGGAATAGATAGAGTCTATAAGGCAGTACAGAGGCAAATAAAACAGAGTATTTATACAACATCTTATCAGACTAATATAAACACAACAATATATTTTTTAATACATTTTTAAACAAGTAATAATCAATACAATTTAATTACTTTTGGTAAGTTAAAACGTTTGTTTTCTACTTGATCAGTAATGTTTTTTTCTACGATTTGAAGAAAGTTCCAATAACGTGAGTTATCATAAAAACAATCAAACTCAGTAGTGGAGATTAAATCATGCAAGTATGGATTGACTTGATAAAGACAATTCATAAATGCTTGACCTTTCCTCATCTCTGGATATTGTTGATGATATTGTGTTGCTAGATCAAGGAATTGTTTGTATGTCATAAGTCAGTTTAGAAACTCAAGAATGTAGTATTCAACAGTGATATTCAACTTTTCTGCTTCTTCAATATATTGTCTTTTCTCTTCTTGTTCAATAAAGAGATTCAGTGTTTCTTCAGTCATAATGTGCCTTTTTCTTTTTGTAATTTTGATACTCTTTCCATACTAAACTTAATGCCCAGATTGCTGTAAGAGTCTTTCCTATAAGAAGTATCCAGGCAAATGTAATCATTAAATGGATAAAAGTGAATAACCAATGATGAGTAAAACAATCAATCCAATCAATGCAATTATTGTCATTTTGATTGTGTCAATTGAATTGCTTTTGTAATATCAGTTGTTAATGTTTTGGGTGTTCCATCATTATCACACACAACATAAACAGTTTGTTTGGTCTGAATGTCTTGCGTAAATCGAAGAATCATGAGTTTTTGTTGTTTATGTGGGACAGATGGGATTTAGAGTTGATTCCAAAGTGCATTGGCAATTATATCACCAGCACCTGCAATGTTATCTCTTACAATCAATCGTAGAGTTTCTGCACCTTCTTGTGTTTTGTGCATCTCTTGAATGTTGATTGCAGTTTGAGAATCATCTTTTGATTCTACAATCATTTCAGCAATGGATTGAATCATTTTGAAATCAAACTCGGGAGAGTGCATCTTTCTTTTGCTTGGGATTTTTGCTTTGTTTGCACCAAGCAGATTTACGATTTCCTTTCAGTTGAGAAGGAAGTTTCTGCTTACCTTGCACCTCATTGATAAGAGAAATGAAATTGCAAAAGAATTGCTTTTCCATCCGTTGTGCAGCAGTCATCAGGTCATCCTTGATTACTTCGTAATCATAGCATCCCCAGCAGGGGTTTGGGGGGTGTATTGTGCCAGTGCTACAGGTGGCACATTGTATCATTGGACTCAGGTGAGTGGATGATACCTTACAGGTCATTCATTGCATTACTGAAACCTTGAGCAATTCCAGTTACAAATGCAGCACCAACACTCATCCAAAACTCAGGACTTTTCGCACAATCAGAAATTGCTTGTGCCCAATCTTGAGGAGTAGAGTTCATCAGCATTTTTTTCTGTTCAGGAGTCAGATCAGAAACAGTTTCATTCCAGGCAGTTTCAATCTCTTTCTCAAACACTTGACTGAAAGAAGTCACTTGACTCATCTCTGAACTCCGTTCATCATAGCACCAATCTGGGTGCTTGTCAAGGGGTCTACGGTTCTTCTACCTATCAGCATCCCTGATGGGTATGCTTACAGATGCACAAGAACTTTCATCATTGCACTTACTTCCTCTTTAGTATTCCAACCAATTACATCTTCAGTCATGTTACCATTCGGTCGGAAGATTGCAACCTCATAAGTGTTATCAGTCACATTTCCATACAATCCACTTCCAGGAAGTCCAGCAACAACAGAAATACTCCAATCATTGCTGAACTTATACTTTCCTTGAATTGCACCAGGAATCTGATGTGCTTCAAACACAAGTTGATCAAACATTATTCTATGAAAAAATAAAGAATCAGTCAGTTAGAAGTTCTGGGTAATGATCACCAATTTCAGTTAGAAGTTCTTCATCAGAATAAGATTCAAGATTTTCTTCGAGTTGACTACCAACAATTTGCATCAAATCTTTGGTAGTCATGTTATCAAGAATCTGATCAACATAATCAGAAATCAGTTGGTCACGATTAAAATTTGTCATTTTTTAGAATTAAAAATCAGGAGAAACGTTTTGCACAAATAGGACCAATTCCCATTTGAATAGAGAGTGGATCATTTAGTGTGCGACCACAAATTGAACAAGAACCAGTCTCATGTCCATAAATCTTTGCCAGTTGCAGAAGATTATCATTGGCATCTTCTAGCAAATTCTTTACATCATCACTGACATTACCTTTCAGTTCACCAGTAGCAGTAATCTTACCAACATAATAGTTGTTTTCAAAGAGATAAATACAACCAATGTTGGCACCTTTAGTTACAGTGCTCAGAGTAATTCCAGGCAGTCTCACTTGAAACTTGCTGGCACGATAAGCACCTGCATCATACATTTTGTTGACCAGTTGCTTGTAAGGTCCAAACTCAACTGGAGTTTCAGAATCAATCACACTTTGAGTTGCGAGATAGTGCATCCAAGAAACTTGCGATACAGATACACTTTTCTTGGATAATAAACTATCGACAAAATCATTATATTTGACATTTTCAGCAAGATAAGACTTTACATCTTCCAAAGTATTAAACTTGCTCTCAAAAGAGATTTCTTGACCCTTTTTATTGATGGTGAAAGTGGTCATTCCTCATCCTTGTGAACTCCGTTCACTATAGCACCCCAGAGGGGTCTGTGCTCATTTATTGTGCCACTAAAACAAGTGGCACATGACATCAACAACTCACTCAAGCATAGACAATTTCATCAAAACAGCAGAGTTGAATCAATACATCTGCACAATCACCATCAATCTCACCAAACTCATTTTGTGTAATGGCATTTGTTACACTTTCTTGAATGGTTTTAGAAACATCATACTCACCATTGACTACATTTGCCATGGCAAGTTCAACTTGATCTTTGGTGATTTCAAATGTTTCAAACTCAGCATCAATCAAATTGTATGTTTCTCCAGTTATAAATCCTTCGGTTGCCCAGTAACCAATCGAGTAACCTGCAGCATCAATAATGTCTTCGAAATCTTCTTGTGTAAGATTAAATTTAAGAGTTACAGTTTGTGTCATGATAATCAAACAAATTGTTGGGACAGTGCATACTTTACAACCTCAGTTCGGTTGTTCTTATACTCCAGAAGAAGTTCAATCATTGGTTTAATGTCATCTGGATCTGTGTCAGTTTCATCATTGGCAATCGCATTGAAAATACTTGCAATTTCAAAATCAGAATCGAACAGAAGTTCCCTGTGCTCATCAATTTCAAGATAATCTTCTACTGCATTAGCAGTAAGTTTCAATGGAATATCAGCACCAATCAAACCCAAAGTTGCAAGTCGTTCGAGTGCTCCAACAACCCACATTACTTTACATTCATCAACAGTCATTTGTGCGTTCATGATATTAAGAATAAAAGGAAAAGAAGGAAGTGAGATTAACTCACACTCCACACAGTTGTTTTGCAACAGAACCAGATGCTTGACGGTTCAGAGATACACCAGCACCAACGTTTGAACCAGCAAAAGCACCAGCACCGTTAGCACCATTCATTCTGCGAGCACGACCGAATCGCATCGTAGAAAGTTTCTTATCGACTGCTTCTGCATCATCATGTACTCGATTTTCTTCACGTTTCATATCTTGCAGACGTTCAAAAACTTTTTCTGCAAATGCTTTACGGAAGTTAATCTTGAAACTACGAGATACAGTTGCACCAGTCAGTTCTGCCATAACTTTCTCTGCTTTATGTGCAACTTCTGCCTCTTTCTCCATCACCTGAACAAGGTAATCATAATAGAGTCGCACTTGAATCTGTTGTGCTTCACTACCGATCACTTGCAGAGACTTGTTATCACCATTCTTCAAATATGCTTTTGCATCATAGAAAGTAGCAACAGCATTGAGAAGAAGAGAAAGTGCAGTATTTAGACGTTTGAATGATGCAAACTCCTCATCAAAAACTTGAGTTTCAGTTGCTTCACCGATAGTTACACCATATTGCTTGCAAAGTTTATCAATCATCTTTGCAGCAGCATCTGCTTCACTATCAAACGTGGTGTTTTCTTTCAGTTTCAGAATCGACTGAATCTTTGCAATAACTTGGGTGCGATCCATTGCGTTTGTCTGAACTCCGTTCAGTATAGCAGGTCTAGAGGGGGTTTGGGGAGTGTAGTGTGCCACTAAAACATGTGTCACACATGATCTTAAACTCCAAAGTGCTTGATATACAATTCACTTGCTTCTTTATGCCTTCCATGATTGGTAAGAAATCGAATTTGAAGAATAACTTTCTTCATAAACTCTTGTTTGCTCATTTGGAAGAAATAATGTCAGCAACAGTGTGAAGAGTATTTGCAGTTAGATTTCTTACTCCAGGAGAGAAGATAAATGCAACTGCAAAGATAAGAATTATAGTTCGCATCTTGTTCGGTGCTTTGAAAGTTAATGTCTTGCTTCTCATTTGCCAATCAGTTCGGCACGACCCTGATCCATCAAATCACCGAAAGAATACATTACATCCTTCTCAATACGAGCAAGATTATCTAGAGTCCAGTTATTCCAAATCTCATCATCACCATCATACAGTTCTTCAATCCAATAGTGAAAGCAATTTACATCCCAATTATAGAGATTATTCAGTGCATCAAGGATGGCATCAACAATTTGAGTTTGATTCATTGTTCCTTTTTGGTTGATGAACCTATTGTAGCACCCCACAGGTGCCGATTAGGATGAAAGTGGACAGTTGTAGCACTGTCGATCAGGCACAGATAGAACTTACAGGTTTGAAGTCGTAACCATAATTGCCTTCGATTGCTTCATAAACAATCACATTCTCACCAGAGAGTTCTACACTCCAATCAAGTGCATCTTCTTTTGCTTCATCAATGTCATCAAACCACTCTGCATCTTCAAGAGTGAAAGTAACAGGGCAAGCAACAAACATTGGAGTCAAAAGCAAATGAATTAAGTTGATGGTGCAAGTGTGATACACCTCATCAGGATGTAACAGGGACTTGCACTCTATCGTTTCTATTTAATCAGATGTCGTCGTCACTCAAAGCAGCATAACCACCCTCAATGTCTGCATCTTTATCACTCACAATCACATTCAGGATGTCCAGAATCTGATTGCCAGTAGCACCCTTGCGGAGCATACCGAGCATAACATCTTTCGAGAAATCAACAGTCATTTTAGTTTGAGTTAGTTTGACGTTTGTGGGGTGGGTTGGTTGCCCTTCCCTCACCACCCCTATACAATACCACATTTTGGGCACCGTGCTCATTTACTGTGCCACCAGTACAAGTGGCACACCGCATCACTGAACTGCAAGACTGGACAGATAATTTCCAACCAAATCACTCAGTTGAACAATTTTATGATCTTTCCCATAAAGAGTGAAATCAATATCAACACCATTGCGACTATCAACAGTTGCAGATTTAATTTCAACAAATTGAGAAGTCATAATAGGAAGAAATTGATCAATTAACCAATCCCAAACTTCAGAGTTGTTATTATCTTCTTCAGTGTCACATTCAATTAGAATTCGATCTCCAACTTGATGAACATAACTATCAAAATCGAGATCAATTTTACCATCAACTTCACCATACTCTTCAAGCAAGAAGTTCTCTTCAGTTAATGAACGAGTTGAGATTGCATCGAGATAACTTTTCAAGTTAAAGTCATCAACAACAGACAGAGATGCAGTTGCAACAAATTGAGTGTAAGACATTACAAATTTCCAGAGTTTTTAGATAAATTTCAAATTCAATAGGTTTTTTTCAACTTTAACCTGCGAATTTCATCATCAATACATTCACCAATTTGCTCGTAAATGTAATCAGTGTTTCCCACTTCATAGAGAACTTCATTTGCATCTTCATTTGGAAGATAAACCTCATTGAAGTTTTCATCCATTTCAAATACATCAGCAGGACTGAAGACAAATGCTGCAACATTGGCATCTTCACCATATGTTGCAATCAGATCATCGACCCGTTGTTTCAAATTAGCAAGGTTTCGATACATAATCAGTTATCTTCGATCAATTTAACATGTGGAGAATAGTCTGGATCTTTTAATATCTCATAAGTATAAGACATTACCCATTCATCATAATCTTTTTGAGTAGGTTCTTCATCAGGAGTATAATACTCCCATTCATCCATAAAACTTTCTACCGAGAAACTAAACTCAACTAATGAGATTTTTGGAATAATTTGGGTCACTGTTAGTCATTGGTGGGATGATTGACAATTTGGTCTTCAATTTGATTGGACAAATCTTGTATCCAATCTTTGTCACCTTTGTATTCTGGATTATGAGCATTATCACGGAGAAAGTTCATGATAAAGTCAATCTGCCCATCAGTGAAGTAATAATCTTTGAGTTCGGTCATTTCAGAACGTGAACATAATCAATGGACTTGATGCACCAACCATGAGCAGCAGTGATTTCTTCAATTAGATCATCTTCATCATCTGCTTCCCAAACGGTAGACAATACATCATCATAGATTTCATCTTTTGATTCAAAATCTAGTGCATCTTCATTAAGATCATCAGTGAAATCAAATTCAATCTCAGTAACTTTGTAGTTCATGCTAATAAGTAAAAATCAGAAGTTTTTATTAAAAACGTTACCTTTATCAGTAATCGTATAATCATCAGTTAAATTGTTCCAGGTTTTTACCCAGTCAATTTCCATAAATCCTGGCATCCTATCAAACACCTCATACCAACAATCATTTACAAATTGTTTGGCATATTCTGCACCAGAATAATGATTTCCACAATAAGAATCATGAAAACCTTCTATTTGATCTTCACCAAATATATCAATAAACTCCTCGATTGATTCCTGACTACAACCGTCATCAAGGAGTTCATTGATTTTTGATCGAACTTTTGACTTTGTGCTATCTTTATACTTTTCTAGATAGTCTTCTTTAGTCAGGGTTTCAAAAAACGTCATAACAAGAGAACTTCAAAACCTTTGATACGAGTATCATAGCACACCAAACGTGTGCTTGGGAGATTCAATGTGCCACTAAAAGTAGTGGCACATTGAATCAAGAATATCACTCTTCTGTGCTAACTTCTTCAGTTGATTCTGCAGTTTCTGCAGTTTCTTCTGTTGGGGGTTCGGGCAATGTTACCCCAATTTGGGTTAGATATTCAATTGCACCTTGAAGTTTTAGAATAAGTTCCCTATCATTAGCATTTCTTTTAGAGATTTCATCTCTCTGCTGAAGAAGTTGAATTAGATGTTGCTGTTGTTCAGTCATAGTTAAAAAAATAGTATTCTCGTTATTTATAATCTTTATTCATACCAATATTCATAATCTTTTACAACATCATCTGGATGTTGATACTTGTGAAGGATGCGATCTACAAAATCTTGTACTTCACCGTCATCCATTTCATCATTGAAATAGACTGAAATGTTTACAGATTTATGAGTAGTGATAGTTTCTTCCATTAGTATGGTTTTAGTCAAATTAAAAGGTACTTGTATAATGTATCAGAGATGAGTCTATTTCGCAACCTTTTGAAACTTATTGAGTACAAATTCTCAATTTATAGTGAGAATAAGATTTGCTACTCGATTTTCTGGTTGATACTCATTCAATGTATTAGAAACAATCCTAAATTGTTTTACAAGATTTAAGTAATAAGCAGACAACTCATAATATTCAAATTCTTCTGCATTTTCTGCTTTTTCATCTAGTGCAGAAATTATGTCTAGAATCTCACCAGAAGTAAAAGAAATGTGTGTCATTTAATGTCAAAGATTTTAAATAATTCTCTTTGAGTTTCAGTGAACAAAGTATCCTCAGGGGGATACTTATAAAGTTCCAACTCAAACTCTTTGTAGAAGTAGAGAATGTCTCGAAGAGCAGTCATCTGTTTTGTAGATAAAATGTCTTCAATCATCAGTACAGTATCAAGCATATTTTTAGTAGTCGGTTCCATCATTTTCACACTCCTGAATCCAGTAAGCATAGCACGGAAAGTTCATCGGATGGTTTACATTCCTATTATACCAATCAAATGCAAGACGCACCCGATTTTCAGGCACCTTCAAATATGGAATGTATGACAGATGCGGGATGTAAGTCATTGGAATTCCTCAACCATGAATCTATAATACCCTAGAATCTTAGGCACCACAATAGCATCAGTGCCACTTGTACAAGTGGCACACTCATATAATAATTAGACTACAAGATATGGATAATCTTTATCAATCACTGAATGTGTTTCACGATCGGTGATTCTCAAAGATATAGCATCTTTCAATACGTCAGATAGTTCATCATAAACTGCAACTTCACATTTGAGTTGATTATGGTCGAGAGTCTGAAGAAACAAAAGAAGATCTTGGTAAGTCATTTTACTAAACCTCAAAAATCAAGAAAAGTTTGATATGCACTCTCAATCAACTCAGAGAGTTTATATTTTGGTGCAATAGGATTAACTTCACCAATTTCACATTCATAGAATGTACCTTTGGTCAGTTGAATCATAGCACCATCTGCACCACTTTCATAAAGTGGACGTGCAACTTCATCTTCAACAACTACAACTCGACGTGCAGTAAGATCAATCACCAAAAGATAATCGAATGTGCTAACTTGTTGAAAATCCTCAACAGTTTTTGTTGCGGAAAGAAAAGACTTAACTTTGAATTTTTTGGTGGTAAATGGGTTGTTTTTATAAAACAAATTCTTACCCACTTTCATTTCAACCTTTACTGATTTATCATACAAAAAATCATACCCATTTTTATCTACACGTTCGACATCTGAAAACTTTTCGATTGCTTTCTCAATGGAAATAGATCGAATAAAGTTGTCTGCATTGGACTTGAATCCATCATCAGAATAGACGGAATCAACAACACCAAAAACTTTATTCCAATTAACCTGAGTTTCTAGATAGTCGATGAAATGCATTAGTTTAGTGTAAAATGGGTGTAATAATTTATTAAATCAGACTTCATCTCTCATTTCAGAGAGTTTGTCATAGAGTTCTGAAATGTTGCATCCGATGATTTCACTAACTTCATCCCAATCATCATGGAACTCAATGAGTGCAAGGATAGCATCAAGTTCTTCAAAATTGAGTTGCATTTTGATGAAAACCAAAAAAAGAAAAGAGAATTAAAACTGAAACTTACCACTGAAATCAGGGCACATCTTCAACCTTTGATACGAGTATCATAGCACAGAAACTGAGGGTATGGGATTTTACTGTGCCAGTTCTACAAGTGGCACATCCTCACTTTTCTGACTCGGTTTTAAGTGTTATCAATTCGTATCGGTCTCGATAAACAACAATACACACATCTTTAGATTTATGATATCCAAGTTTTGTACAAACTGTAATGTATTGATCATCAACGTGTCTTATTACACCATACATCCCATTATAATATACTTCCAATCCTGCAACAAATGTAGTCATGTCACTCAAAATCAAAGTATTCACAAACTTGATTCATAATCGAATCATGAATTGAATCTAGGATATGTTGTTCAGATGGGTTATCTACATGTTTATGTGCTCTTCGATAACCTAAAGTAATTCCCTCTTCTATTGCTTCTGAAAGAATGTTGTAGATTTTTGGTTTCATTTTTTCAAGAGAGGGAATCAAAACAAGTTACTTATCAAAAATTTCTAGAAATTTATCAATCTTTTCAATCTTTGCAGTATAATCTGCAATTAGATCTACATGAGGATAATTATAATACTCTGGTCTTGTCATACAGTCAAGCAAGTGCTGCTTGACTGCTTTTTGAATCTCACATTCAATTTGTATTCCAGTCATTACCATTCTCCCCTTTGAATCAGAATCTTTTTGATCTCATCAAAAATAAACTTCTTCAATTTTACATCATCTGCTGCTGCATAAGCACGATATAGACGATGCAAATACTCCTCTTGAGTGTTGACTTTAACTACCTTGGCATTTGTGACACCAAGATCACGCATTGGAGAACCTGCTTTAACTTTAGCACGTCCGAAGTTCCCTGATACAACACCTTGAGTGCGAAGTTTGGGTTTGATTTTAGAGAGATTTGAGTTGGTCATTGCCTTTTCTCGATGTCCTCATTATAGGGTAAATTTGGACTCAGTGGGTAATGTACTGTGCCACTTCCACAAGTGTCAGTCAGTAGTCAAATGACGATACTGAAGTTTATCCATATAATGGTAAATGGTGTTATCATCATAAAACTCATAGAATCTCTGTGGATTCTTTTCTTTCATTGTTGTGAGCATGTTCACCCACTGATAATCACAATCTATTTCATATCCAATATGTCTTTCATTCATCACCAAGGACCAATGTTTTTGTAATACTCTGGGTCTTCTGCTTTCATCATTTTCAAAAGAACACGATTTAAAAAAGGATAATGTGGTTCCCAAATTGAAGGTGAACCACAATCTGCACAAGATCGAATTGCTTTGTATGCAGAATCATACTCTTCTTGAGTCAATTCAACCGTAATCATTTTAATTAAATTGCAACTGCTTGATCTTCAGTAAGAAATTCACTAAAAGGAACTTGCTCACCTTCGAGGTTGTACTCATTAAACTCAATCAAATTTCCCTTCTCAAGCATTTCCTTCATAAGTTCAAACTTATCAGGAGCAGATTGAACTTCATTCAGAAGAGCATCAAGTTCAGGACTTTCTTCAGTAATTTCAGGAACTTCATAGTTGCTGAAAATATCTTCTGCTTGAACTTTCATATCCTTGAGAGTCTTTGTTACAGCAACAGGATTGCCAAGCATAGAAAGATTGGTGCATTTATACATAACCCACTTGCTAGCAGACTGTTTGCGAACAAAACCAATCATTCCACTACCTTGAGCAATGCGATATTGACCTGCTTCGATTTTCTCGAACTTGAGAGTCATGCTTTCCTTTCGATTACTCCGTAATCATAGCACGGGATCGGGACCAACCGAAGGATATATAGACAGTTCAAAAAGTGGCACTAGACATAAATGTACTCTTTCCACTCTTTGATATTTGATTTATTGAGGGATAGGTTCATCTTACTCAATGGTGCTTTTGGTTTCTTAAGCAAAAACATTCCAATTTCTTCTGGTGTTTTGTTTCCTTTCTTGATGTTACATGAATAACATGCAGTTGCCAAATTTTCCCATGTATCTTCTCCACCACGAGATTTTGGAATAATATGATCTATAGTTAGTCTTTCTCTAGATCCACAATACTGACAAGTATTATCATCACGTTTATAGACAAGTGAACGAGTTGGTCGATTTGCTCTTATCTTAGATAGAGGTATCCTCACATAAGTTAAAAGTCTGATAACACGATTAGATAATACTTGTGCTTTATTCTTCAACAGAAGGACTACTGCACGTCTCCAATTTGTAAAATTAAGGGGTTCATAAGAACTATTCAATACTAGAATAGTTTGATTCGGTTCAATTTGTAAGTAGTCCATCTGTTGTGCTTTACATTAACATCAAAATCAGTTTTTTAAAAGATATTATCAGGTAGGGAAACCCATATTGACAATAATCAAAATATGAATATAATCAACTCTGTGGAGTTTGGAGAATTACTATATTAAAGAATATAAGAACCAGATTTAATATCATTACACATAGAATCTACTTCTACTGCTTTGTCATATAGAACTTTTAACTCACCAACTAATTCGTTAAGATTATCTTTTGTTTTTCCCTTAATAGCATTTTCTAATTGTAGAAATGCTAATGAAGTTCCAGGAGTATGCGAATAAACCATGTTAGTAGTCGCAGAGTATCCAATTTTCTGTATTTAGTTTTTCACTCTTTTCGAACTTTTTAATCAATGCATTCACGTCATCTTTGTTACCAAACCATTTATTATCTTCATAATAATACAAGGCCTGTAGAATAATATTCTTTTCTTTGTCAGTGAGTTTAAGTTCCATTTGACTTTAGAATACTTTTGATGGTTATTTATTGTGTTTTTGATTTGTATTTGTAATTGTGTTTGTCTTCAAAGAGAGAAGAAACGTACTTATCATCCCAATGAATAGGAATACTACGATGAAGACGATTGAGGTGAGAAATACTATATTCAAGATCATCCGTCTTTACATCAGCAAGTAACCCTACGTTTTTTCTAATTTCCCCAGTTGTTTTTGGTTTTTTAAAAGGATGTCTCCATTCAGGAATAATTCGATGTGTTCTAGACATAATTTAACCTCCTTGATTTTTCGTAACAATCAAAATATGGAGTTTGTGAACTACAGTCTTCAATATCTGAAATGAAAATAACATTCCAAATATCATCATGACTTTGTAAAAGATCTTTAACAAAATCTTTTTCTGAATCATAGACTGTTGCTCTATGTATATATGGAGTTGGATCTTCTCCTCCAACATAATAATATCCTCTAGAATATGAGGTATTATTTTTTCCTACTTGAAGAACACAATTCATAATGCAAATTTCCTCTTAATTGCTTGAAGTGCTTGTTTTCTGGATTTTAATTTGTTTTTAGAAATACCTTTTGTTTTCTTCTGTTTTCCTGAGTTCTTGACCCAGTTCGGAGTGTTCATAGGTCTTTCCATTCATGAACCTACTATAGCACTTTTCTGCCTCCCCTGGAGGTATTACAGACGGTTTTAGAAGTGTCCTTAAAGAAAAGATTATCGAAGACTTGAGATGTATTTTCTAAGAAAATGTTGACCTCTTTCTGGATCAAATTTCTTATCAAATACTTCCATTAACTCTTGCACTAGGTCAGCATAAACCGCAGGAACTCGAATGTGTTTAGTTTCACCAGACTTTGGGAATTTCTTAGTAAATGGCATATTAAATTTATAAGTTGCAATATCTATGCAACTGGAGTTTCACCCCTTACAAAGATGGCATCAACAACAGATTGCAACCTACGAGCAATAGCATCACCATAGTTGTTCTTGACTGGAACTGAAACAATGCCACATGGTTTCCGATACTTTGAGAAGTCACCAGGAACTATCAATCCGTTTTGAATGTCTTGATAATCTTGCTTGTGCATTCGGATGATCCTTCCAATAGTTTGAACCATATCAATGTAAGGAAGATTGCGAAGAAGCAATGCACAATTCATGCCTGCAATATCAATTCCTTCACTGATGATCGAATGGTGAAAGATAATGAACCTTGCATTGTCATCTGCACCCATAGCATTGAGACGTTCAAAAAACTCTTCACGAGTTACTTTATGATTGTTGATGATTGCCCCATACTTACTGGTGATGTGACAAACTGTAAAGTTACGTGCAGAAAGTTCCATCAGCAAGTCAGTCTCACTGAACATGTTTACAATGACTTGTGTAGATGGAGATGCAACTAGAACTTTAGGATTTTGAATTTCCTCATCAATACTGTTCAGAAAATTGATTATATTTTCTGCATCTACAAATGGTGCATTATCCTTTGTCCTTGCAGTTTCTGCAGTATAAGTTCTGATCTGTGGTGGAATGATGTAACCATCCGAAACCAGGTCAGTTGCAGGAATTGAAATCAAATTGCCACCATAAACATGAGAGTTGCACATTGAACTCTCAGTATCATTGTGCTTTGGTGTAGCAGTAAAGAAGAAAGTATTTTTAGAGACATGTGATGTCTGAGCAACACCTACAAAGTTATTTTTCTTTGTAGAATGATGTGCTTCATCAAAATAGCAGAAGTCAATCTCAATTCCTGCATCATTGATACGAGGAAGTGATTGATAAGTGGTAAACATGAAATGATGCTTACCAATGCTTTTGATGACTTGGCAACCTACTTTAATATGATTTACGTCTGTTGTTCCATTCTCACCCGAGTGGACATGAGAAATATAAATATCCTGATCTTTCAGATATGATTGAAATTGAGAAGCAAGTTGTGCAGCAAGAAGAATCTTAGGTGCAACAATTACAAAATTAAGTGGTTTGCTGGAAGATAGAATCCTCTGCTTTGCATCTTCCAGCATGACAATAGTTTTCCCTGCACCAGTGGGAAAGATCACCTTACCTTTGTTATGCTTCTTTAGAATGTCAATTGCTTTTGTTTGGTAAGGTCGAAGGTGCTTCATAATCAAGTTATCTTAGGGTTATTATAGCATGTGGGATCTTGTTTTGTGGGTTTATATGGACAGTTCACTTTTTGTACCACCACCACAAGAATAAAGCATTAAAGATGATAGCAAATACTGGATTGATGAAGTATAGAACTAGAGTAGGAATTGAAGTTGCAATTAAGTAATAAGAAAACCAATCTAACTTTGTTTCCTCATAGTAAGTTCTTGTTTCTGTAGAATAATCTGATACATCCGATTTATGATAATCATGATCGAAATAATAATTATATCGAGGATCATCTTCATCATGATAAGATGGAGTAACACTTATTACTCTAGTTCCTGCACTTTGTGCGAGTGCTGCACGACTTGCATCTGAAGGGTATGTAAAGTCTTGGACAGTAACAGTTCTAATTTGATGATCTTGAGTTTCTACTTTAACTTTCCAATCAGTCATACAAATTCCATGAGGTAGTAGTCTACAGTTACACCAAGCATTGCTGCTTTCATTTCTACTTCATAGCAAAATTCATAAGCAGATTCTTCTGCATCGTCAATAAAAAAAGAGGGAGCATCCTCATGGAAAGTGCTCCCATCATCCGAGATATTAAAATTAAACAAGTGCAAGTTCCTCTTCTTCAGAGTAAGAGAGGTCAATATCAGAGAGGTCAACTTCCTCATTAACAAAACCATCTTCAAAATCTTCAAATGCACTCATACTATCAAAAAAGTCTTCCTCAAGTTCAACTTTCTTCTCAGGTTTCACTACTACTTCCTGCTCAACCACAGTAGATTTAGATTCAGAATTTTCAGTAAAGTATTTTTGTGCAACTTCCTTTGCTTCTCTCAGTAGGTCATCAGGATTGCCCACACAAGTAACAGCACCAATTTCATCCACATTGGTAGTGTTATAGATCCACCAAGTAACTTCCTTCCCATCGACTTGCTTTTGAATCAGTCCAACAGGTTCTTTATCTTTAACAACTTGATAAAGACCTGCTTCGATGCGAGGGAACTTGAACTTCGGGGACATGTGAAACCTCCTTTGTTTGTATGTAAGTATTATAGCAGGTGTCCAGGGCAAATCCTGGGTGTAATGGACACTTGAAGAAGTGTCCACCAATGTCACTCTACACGGTCAAATTTGTCAATGAATTTAACACAATCTTGAAATTGATTCCATTCTTCATCTGTAAAATTATCAGATGCATATGGAATGTTAACGATGGCAGCACATACTCGATTCACATTGATATAAGCATATTCTTGTGCTACTGCTGGACATGCACTAAAAATGCAAAAAATAAGTAGAGTTTTAATTTTAGTCATTTGATTTCCCATAAAAATAGAGAATTGCGATCAACACTAAGACTGGAACTGCAATGTACCAGTAAGTTACTATCAATCCTAATACAAATAGAATTGCTATTGCTGGTAACAATCCACTGTAATCACCACTTGAAGTTTGACTCCCGTTTGAATTTCTAACTTCTCTTAAATTTGTGATTTGTTGAACATTTCCATGCTTTGCATAAATTTGTTCTTTTGCTCCAGAAAATGTTGCTGCTTCAACTTCAGTGGTGATTCTACCCACTCTTGAGTTGACGAAAAGATCTGCTCTCCAAGTTGCCATAATTTTAATTAAAGATCAATAAACATATTACAATCATGCCCAGTGTTTTGACCAGGATAACCACCAGGATTGCAGATAACTCTACACTGCTCAATCATATAATCAAAAGCAGTGTGCGTATGTCCGTGAACCCAGTATTTAATTTGTGGATGATTTAGAATAAGAGTATCAAGATTACTACAATAAGCACCATTTGCATTCTTTTTGTATTCCTGCGGAATAGATTGATAACTCGGTGCGTGATGACTGATGACAAATACGTTTTCATTCAGTGTTTGTAGTTGATTTAGCAGATACTTCTTACTATCCTTATGGAAGTTGAGAGTATCTGTTGGATTCAGTTTCCGATACTTTGGAGTGATACGAATAACTTTATAGTCATTCATCACTTGTGCTGCTTCCATCATTTCTAGAGCATTTTCATCTCTAAAGTCTGTCCAGAGAGTGAAACCTATAAAGTTCCAGTCTCCAATTTTAACTGTGTCATTGTCAAGAATATGAAAATTATGAGGAAGATTCTCTTTTATCTTCCTCTTTGCACCTTCATAATTATATCCATAGTATTCGTGATTTCCAAATACATAAAGAACTTTATCGTAGTTCTTGCTGCAATCATTCAGGAATCTATCATAGACTGCGTGGACATAACCATCAGTCTTGAAGTGCTTGGCATTAAGAATGTCACCAGCAAGAACTAGAACATCACCTTCACCTACAGGATAAACCTGACAGGCAGTAAAATGTTCCAGGTGCAAATCACTTAAGACTTTCAGTTTCATGGTCTTGTGCTATCATTTAAAGAGTCTTGTATCCTATACTTTAGACATTGTTTAAATAATGAACTAGAATTATCAATAAACTCTGGTGATCCTTGAACCACATTTACTTCATAAGAACATGAATTCTTATATTGGGAAACTCTTGGTTTGTATAACCAAATAAGTGGGGCAAGAATTAAGTCCATTGTAAGTAAAAATTAAGTGCTGGTTGAGGGGATCGAACCCACCTGATACCGATTATGAGTCGGGTGCTTTCACCAGATAGCTAAACCAGCAAGTTAATCATTTAATTGTTGTTTTCTTGATTTGTGATACCCTATATTTTTGTTTAGTGTTTTGTAGGTATTAGTTAAGGTATGGCAATTGGGACATAATACTCTAAGATTTTCCCTATACCCATTTTTTCTTGAACCATCTATGTGGTCTATTTCAAGATAGATAATACCATTTGTTGGATTTGCTTTTCCCCAACCACATTCAGAACATTTGTATCCTGCTTCTTCAAGCATATACCTTCTAACAAAATCACTTGGTCTTCCATCTCTAACCTTTCCAGTTATTTTTTTGGATAACCAATCGGTAATATTTTGTTTGTAGTAATCTTTTTGTTGGCATTTATTTGAACAATAAATTCCTTTTCCTTGTGATGGAGAATACTTAAAGTTTTTTTCGCAGTTTTTACATTTTCCTATCATAGGAGTTAGATCACTCTACACATTTATTTATACTCTAAGTGTAGTTTAGAGTAATACGAGTGGATGGATTCGAACCATCTCAAAGCCGCTAATCTGGCGGAAAAGGTTTATAAGACCTCTCTGACTACCAAGTCTCACTCGCATAATTTAGATTCTAATTAGAATCTAACAGGCAAGGTAGGACTCGAACCTACAATCGGCAACTTAGAAGGTTGATGCATTATCCATTATGCTACTTGCCCATAATAATACTACACTATGAAGTGTAGTATTTAAAAAATCTAGTTTCCTAGAAAGTTAGTTATCAAAAAACTGGAACTTCGTACTCAACTTCCTCAATTTCATCTTCATCAGGAAGACTCAGTTGAAGATTCACATAATCTTCGTAATCAATTCCAAGATACTTGGAAGCAAAACTTTCGTAATCGTCGTGAAGAAGATAGGTGTTGATCATTTGAAGAACCTCCTTGACTATGTACCTAATATAACAGGTTTTGAGTGGTTTGTCAAGCATATTGTGCCACCTGAAGAAGTGGCACAATGGCATTATTTAGTCCTCAAATTCATAAAATGGAACGTAATCAAATCCATACTCCTCGTTTAGAAAAACTCTGATGTCATTGAGAATAGCATTCTCTCCAACATCTGTCAATAGATCCATCACTGTTTTAAGTTGATCTGGAGTCAATGGAATGTTATAGAATTGTTCATTCATCGGGTTATTATTCAATTCAAAACTATCCATTTTTAGAATTTCAGAATAGATATTAGTCATTTCAAATTTCAAGTAGTTCTTCCTGCTCTTTCTTTTTCTTCTGTCTAAGTTCGGTGATGATCATTTGAAGTTGATTGATATCTTCTGCGAGAACTTCAATTTCATCATAAAGATTTTCATACTGATAAGAACTGGTACACTTCTTAAGTGCCTTTAGAAGTTTATCGTATCTCTTCTTCTCTGTTTTCAGTTCTTTTTCGTAATCTTTAATAGTTTTGACGTTTTCCATGTGAATAATAATGGTTGATTTATTTAGAAGTATTATTTGCGAAGAGCATTTTTAAAATATCTAGTAAATGCCGTATAGACAATTAACAGTGTAGATAGAACTCCAATAAAACCAATGACGGTGATAATATCACCTGAAAAACTGTAAGTTGAAATTTCCATCAGACGTTATTGTTGTTTAGATTGACACCTGCAGCAGCAAGTGCTTTGTTTACCCGAGAATTGATAAATGCTTCAATATCATCATCAATTCGTTCCATTACCATAAATGCAACTTCACGACAAAGACCCTCACCATATTCATTGCGAATGTAATAAAACAATTCATCTTTGAATCGACGGGTGTTGATTTCATTGCGAACTTTTTCACCAACGTCAATAGAATTGACAATTTGTTCTTTTCGAGTCTGAACTTCCTCTAGGAGGTAGTTCAAAGCAGTCAAAACATTATCAATTTTAACTAGATTGTCGTTGACAGCAATAGTTTCGGTGGACATTGGATTGGTTGATTACTTGTGTATTATAGGGCATCTGTGGAGGAACTGGAGGTTCACTGTGCCAGTTCCTTTTGTGTCCTCATGCAGCAGATGTCTTCAGGTTACGAAGATTAAAGAACATAGAACTTTGAGATGGATCAATTTGACCATCCAAAAGATTTTGAATCACCATCAGAGTAATAGATGCTGCCATAAAATTAGCAGCAATCAGTTGAGGACGAGAAGGTGCATGAAGAGCACAAGATCCTTGATGTGGAATACTATCTTGAGGATTATCAATGTTGGGATACACTAGAGCAGGATTACAACCAACTTTAACTCCACCGATTCTACCATACCAAAGAGTTTGACCTTTTACATCTTCAACTCCATCAGAGTTACCAGGAGTGATGAAGAAAAAGTCTTTATCTTCAGGCATTGAATTGATTGCATTGATAAGTGCAAGACGAGTTGCATCATTATCTACACATGCAATGACCATAGGTGCTTCTGAACGTCGAAGCATTGGAATAAACGTAGAAGCAGAAATGAAATCTGCTTTATAATCTACGTTCTCAAGACCCTGATAATTACAGAAGTCTTTCATTGCTTGTGCTTTGTTCAATCCCACCTGAGAAGGTGCAACAATTTGCCTAGTCATATTCTTTTCTTCATACTCATCCCCATCAATGACGGTTAGAGTAGAATCTTGCGTATTTTTGTGATATGCAAGGAGACGAGCAAGTGCTGGAATAAGATGACCACCACTTCCACCAGAACCAATAACGAAAGTTTTGTCGGGAGTGAAATTCATTTGTTTTTTGATTATGAAGTTATTATAGCAGGTGAGGATGGACTTTTGAAGGGGTAGTGGACACCTGAAAAAGTGTCACACCTGACCAATCAAAAGACCATCAGTTGTAATAAACCACTGCTTTCCCACAGAATCTTCATCTGTCAAATATCCTTCAAATACATTTCCATTTTTATGAATAGTACTCTCTTTGACAGGGAGTATCATAATATGGGGTGCTTTTGATAGTGACTTGTATCCTGCAGTCAGGAGATGGAAAAATGCAGTCTTATTTTTCTCTGCATCTACCATGATTAGTTGATCTGCACCTTGGCAAAGATAATTATCATCTGTACTGCAGAAGTCATGACGATTTTTCATAGATCGAATACTCCTACAATTTTCCTCAAAGCACTCGATGGGTGTGAGATCATTGTTAAATGGAGTGTTGTAATATTCAGTTACAATTTCCCTGAGAGTATGTGGTTTGCTATTATATCCCCAGCAAATACCTTCAGGGTTGTCTTCGGAACCGAAAACATTTGCGGGCATCCTAGTTTCTGTACTTTTTACATTATCATTAGTAAAAACACCTGCGGCAAGATATGCACTATCAGCAACTGGAGTAAAACGTGCAGAATCTCCAAGATGAGTGAGTGAAATTTCAAACACCATGTTAGAAATATCAAATTCCAGATTGGAATCTTTTTTTACATGACCTTCAGGACAATCTTGACCACAATAACCTTCATCATAAACATTGCAATGTCCATAATAACCACCAGGAACTTGATCCCAATCTACTTCATCAGTTTCTTCATCAGTATACTGATTTAGAAATGAATAACAATTACGTTCACATCCCTCACAGTTCTCATGGTAAAAATCATCATCAGTCATTTCATATTGCTCTTGCACAGTATGATAACCATCAGGCATCCATGCAGAAAGAATAATATTATCTTCTACTCGATATGTAATTGCCTCTGCATTTTTAGGAAGAGGATGCAGTTTCACAGTTGCAGGTTTAGTTGGAAAAATTACAGACATTTCCGTTCTTGGTTGTTCCAGTAGTGTAGCAGACATTTCTCTTTAAATGGGGGAATCCTGGACAGTTCGGAAACTGTCCAGGGGTATATCAATATACGTTACTTTCAATAAGTTCTTCGAAGTTCTGTTCGATTTGAGAATCCAACAGAACTTCCAAGTCACTCAAAAAGTCATAGAGTTCTTCCCTAAGATTATTGAGTTTGTGGACTTCAGTTTTATTCTGATTCATAAAATCATTAAGTGTATCTGTAATGTGCCAGATCTTAACTGAATCTAAACCCATATCATCATCTTTATTAGAATAAGAAGTATTCCAATAAAAAGGATCATTATAATCATCGGAATCATTCCAACCCCAATACTCCATACTGTTGAAGTTATTTTTGGGAGTATCCGATACCTTTTTAGTCCATTGGGTAGGAACTTTAAGGAAAGAACCACCAGACTTCTTAGGAGTAACTACAGTAGGTGTTGACCAATCAACATAATCAATCACTTTAGGATGGAAATTTACACCTTCCACGGGAGTTGCATCTACGAGATTATCATAAGGCAACTCAAACCGACGACGACTTCCAACAACAGAAGATGCAATAGTATACTTCATGTTTTTGGTGTCAACTGAACCGATGACTAGGTGAATACCAGGATCATCAAGTTCATATTTGTCATCAATACCTGAGAAGAATGCTTGCATGGTATTGTGAGAGTGAGAAGATCCTACAGGAATCCAACCAGAAGGGGGATACTGTTCGATCTCTTCACCAGTCTCAATATCAACTGCCTCATCAAAGTTTTCCACTCGCACAGAAGCACCAGAGACTTTCTGACGAGGAACGAGAAAACGATATTGACTAGGATCTTCCTGACTGCGAAGAATACGAATAGAAACTTCCACAGAGTTGGGAACTTTGTCTACAAAATAGAAACAAAGTTTAACCCAACGTGCCCAAAGTTCTGCAGGGATGCGGTGAATATCTTTTTTCAGTTCAAACTTTTTAAGATGATCTTCGGTAATTTCTACATTTGCTTCGGGATCATCAGTTACCCGTAGATAAGAACCCCAAGGACCATCATAAATTTCCCACACACCATCTCTACGAGTGCGAAGAACACTAGGAGTTTCTTGTTGTTGGACAGTTTGATCTTGAATTTCTTCAGTAACAGCAGTCATTGATTTAGTGTGTAGAATAATAAAAAATTACCACATCAGAAAAACTGATGTGGTTTCAAATCAGAGTTATTGTGATCAACCTTTGCTTTCGGAAGAAACTGCACCCCGCACAGTTTCACCAGGACGCACTACGGTATCACCAGGAACAACCTCACCGTTGAGAACAAAACGGTTGATGCGAGAGACATTCCCAAGAGTGTGACCATACTCTCCGAACAGTTGGGAAACAGTTTTACCACGGAATTGATCTGCATTGAGAGTGATGCTTTCTTCATTCAGAAGCAGAGTCACAGGAGCAGATTGATCAGCAGTGCGGATTTGATCGAAGAAAGACATGATTAAAATTGAAAATGAAGGACAGGTTTTGGTGAGGTTCCCTCCCCCACCGACTCAAGTAATATACCCTGGATTGAACCCCAACGGGGAATGTTGGGGTCAGTACAAAAAGTGTCACATGACTATACGTTCCATAGTCCCGTTAGAGTATCGATATCATATTTTATTTTCCTCTTCCATAAGTTTAATTAAATTTGTTTCAATTGCTTTTTTGAAATCTTCTTCAGACCAAGTATTAAGGATACTCTCTACTGGGTCATTTTCATCCCAACTGATTGTAAATGTTCCATCAGTTTCTTCTTTTACTTCAATCATTTTCTGTCTCCCAAGGTGTTTTACGATTCATTAAATCAATCAGTCCTTGCGAAAGTTTAGGTGGATTATTGATTGCATCCATCAGAGCATCATATTGCTCTTCAGTCACATAGATTGTGGGGATACCCTCATCCAGTCGCAACTTTCTTTCTTTACTGATAGTTGGATTATACCAATCATCATAAGGATAGATGTATTCTTGATACCAACCAACATTCAATTCTTCAAAAAATGCTAACCTGTCTATGTTGTCATTGTAATTGACAAACCTAAAGTTAATACAATTTCCCCAAGACCACCAAGCATCTTCTAACCAAGTTCTAAACTGTTTCATTGCTCCAATAATAACGTAGTTTATCTCCATCAGCAGAAATGTTTAAGTGATAGATTTTGTCATCTTCAGTATAAACACCAATCCAAAGGGTGCGTTCATTCATACTTTCAAGATGAAACATTTGAATGTCTTGAAGCACAATCTCATCAGGATTTTCTTGAAATCTACTCATCGCATCAACTCCGTTGCACTTGCATCACCATAGTTTAGATACCCAAACCTTTCCATCACATAACCCTCAAAGTCAGTGGCATCAGATTCATAAACATAATGCCCACCATTATTATCACTCTCGGTATAGTTTCCAAGATAGTCACTGAAAACCATAAAGATTGCTGCTGCCTTTGCTCTTTCGGAATCGGTAGTAATCACAAGAGGATAAGTAATAATCTTTGTGATACACTCAAACAACTCTTCACGAGTGTAAGAGAATGGTTTTGCTTCTTGGTTTAGGTCGTAAGTCATTATGAGAAATTGTAATGAACACGGGTGTAGAAGTCTTTGAAGCAACTCCTATTGAGAAGTTTCATCATTGCTGGAGGAATGTAGTATGAATATTCACTAAAGAAATCTTCTTTAGTGA